ATCGGAACCCCATACCTTAGAATGGTTTTCCTTGTGTAATCCTTTGTCAACTACATGGTACTCATCCTTAGTAAGTGTAACCTCGTTTTGGACGTATGTATCAGTGCCATTCCAGTTGACGTAACAGTTACAGGTTGAAGTCCCACCGAAGTAGGTGTCTTCGCCTGTCTGTCTCATAATAATATCACAACCCTCACGGTATGTCAACATATCATCTGTAATTTGTTCAAGACCTTTGCATTCTGCAAACTGTAGAGGGTTTGCAATCTCATAGTTCTTGAGATGATATTCATCGCCTTGTTGAACCACATCAATCACAAACTGACGATATGGACGATTAAGTAGATAGTTGTATGCTTGCTCCCCATATATACGATTCTCTCCAATTAAACGGTGAGAAACACGAATGTGTGCATAGCGAGTTGGGTGGGACTGTGCTTGACGTTTGTTAGCAAAAGTTCCTTCCAATAATTCAATAAAACGACTCATTCTGGTATAAGTTCTGGGTTAACTAGCTCTAGTTCAAATAATACTGGGTGACATTCTTCAGCAATCAAGTAATCAGAGAATCTGAAGATGTCCTCTAATGAATACTCTGGATTGATTGCTGCTTCTGAAAGAATCCACTTGTCTTGTTTCTCTTCTCTTTCAAGAACATCAAATGCAAATGGCACGTTCTCAATATAGTACATCAAAACAGGTTCATTGTCAACAAAAACATGTTTCTTGCTAATGGTGTACTTCATCTTTTGTCAGCATTTCATGTTCTATTTAACAAGGATGCGAGTGGCGGGACTTGAACCCGCAAGAACGTTACGTTCGACAGATTTTAAGTCTGGTGTGTTTACCAATTTCACCACACTCGCAAGTGTGAGAGGCGGTTTCGCGTAAGGAAACACATTGTAGTTTACCTCTCAACTCCTGTATTATAGCAGATCAGACAGGGCGAGTTGGTGGTGTGGACAGTTTGATAATTGATTGTTGTTTGATGAATGCCTTGAGTTCAGGAGTCTCTTCCCATTCCCAAGTCTCCTCATGCCCATGTCTATCGATCTTCTTTACGCTGCGCTTAGTCATTGGTAATACCATCCATTACTTGTTGTAGGTCATCAGCACGTCCCCTATAGAAATCGATCTCCTCAGCAAGGACATCACGAATGTCATCAACAATGATGCTGGGGTCAACATCATCATTAAAGTAGGTCTTAATCGCTTCGGATAGATAACGACGCCTATTCCACTCCGTACTATAGGGTCTGTAATTCATGATAAAAGGTCATATGTTTGAATTGTACATGGTTTCATTCTATTTGTCAAGCATCCCCAATGTCTTAAGATATTGCAATGCTTCTTTCATGCTACCAATGTGCTTATCGTTTATTGCAATCTGGGGATATGATGCATCTCCACCAAATTCCATCTGAAATTGTTGCTTTGAAAAGTGTCTGTCTAGCTCATATCTATGAAAGTCAGAAACACCTTTGATGTTTTCTAAGAGTGATGCCATACGCTCACACTCTTGACTACCGTTACTGTAGATTACTGCTGTGGTCATATTCGATTACAATTTTTCTATGAGAGGATGTCCTATCACAACATATGTAGTAATGTGCTTTTCCATCAAGTAGCTTTTCAATATTCTCTACAAGATTTTTAGCAATTACTTTGTTAGTTTCCTCACGCCACTTCTCTGTCATTGTTTAGATGCTTTCAAGACTACAATTTCTGCCTTAAGTTCTTCAATCTCTCTTTTTAGAGAAGCGATGCTATCTCTATGCGCTTTTCTGTATTGTTGCGCTGCTAGATTATCTAGAAAATCATTAGTCACGTTGCCTCCAGTCATCAGGTTTGTCTCTCATGAACCAATCCTTAATATCTTCTGCGCCGTCAAATTGAGTTTTATGATTGGATGGATCAGGATCTCCCAAACCCATCCTATTCATAAAATCATCTATACTGCCCTCCTCAATTCCCTTGGATTGGCGTCTTGCTTGTTTCAACCACTCACGAGCAGTGGTATGTGCTTTTGCGAGTTTCTCCGCCCAAATCATATCGGACAGTTCAACTACATCATTATTTGCAATTTTCTTGCAAATGCCTTCTAATCGTAATCGATACTGAGTAGATAGCATATCTTCCTTTGTAACATTGATATTTAGAATGAAAAAGGGGATCCGAAGATCCCCTGTCATTATATCACATCAACCAGATTATGCAAATCAGAAGCTATACTTCAGACCTGCTTTGGTTCCATAACCACGGTCAACGGAGTCAGAACCAGAACCGACGAAGGAGACTTCACCGTAGACACCCAGTGCATCGGTAACACCAACACCGATACCTGCCTTACCAGAAGGGACGGTATCAGACTCACCACCGTCAGGACTCAGGATAGTAGCACCACCCTGGACGTAGTACGAAGCAGATTCGCCCAGAGCACCCTCGTAGCCTACGTGAAGGTCTGTATTAGTCCCCGAGTAGTCCGAACCAGTCCAACCCGAGTTTGCCTCTACGTTAACGTAGGGACCTGCAAAGGCAGCAGGGGCAGCCAGTGCGGAAGCAGCTGCGACAGCAGCGAAAGCAGTTTTGATCATTGAAATTTTCCTCTATAGAGTTTACGTCGCGATTAGGTCTGTCCCAATCGCATGAAGATAATTTATCAGGGTTAGGTCGAAAAAGCAACCCCCCTTGTGCCAGTTTTCAATGAGTATATCTTACTATTCTCATAAGTTTTACTTATCGTTTCACCAGTTTTGGTAAATAAATCAGCATAAATGCTAATGCCCAAAAGGAAATGAAGACATATAGGTGACTAGCTCTGTTTGGTGAGAAAGTAAAACCTAGAGCGATAATGATAACCCACAAATAGTCTAACATGCCATGGAAGGTTTGCCAACCATCTCCATATTTCTCTATAAGGTTATCTCTTTGTTTTGAGAACCACGGTGATACGTGTCTCATCATGACGAATCCTTCATTGATAAACATAATGAAGAATCCAATCCAAAAAATCATAGTTTTTAATTGAGGAATACTAAAAGTCCTTTTATGGCAGTATTTCCTGCTACGGAGGAAATCTCTGTGTTGCCTAAAATAGACTTCACTTTATATGTATTAAATCTATCTTTCACCAAAGGTATAGACATTGGAGCACCTGCAACAGTGATATTAGACACACCACCAATGTATTGTTTATAATCTCCAGCAATGATGTGACTAATGTGTCCAGGAGAAACAACTGCTTGGTTTGCTCTAGGATCAAATTGCACTGATGTTTCCTCACCAGCACCAAAGGTCATCTTCTGACCTAAAACAATATCCTTCTTATTAATCTGTGCTGTATTGATAGCACTACCTGACATTTCAAGATCAGACTCGGATTGAATTTTAACAGATCCACCCTTAAGAACTAATTCACTGGTAGCTTCAATAAGAATTTTTTCTGCTGTGATGTGTCTTTCACTTCCAATGCACTGTTCTACATAATCACCATAGCAAATAATGTTTAATGCTTGTCCATCACCTTGTGGTTTCTGGTCATCACCTTCATTAAATTCTAGATCAACACGACTTGAATATTGTTGCTGACCACCACCTGCTTTGATGTTCAACTTTCCACTAGCAGCACCCTTGTTAGGATCTCTCTTTCCAGTCATGAGAGTAATTCTACCATCACTATGGAAAGTCATTGCATTATCAGCACTTAAAGGACCATCAATGCAAAGTGCTGTTGTAAGTTTATCTGGGAAAGTTCTTTCGTAAATAGACGATCTTGTCTTATGTCCTTTCCACGCATAACACAGGCGAATACCATCAACCTCTTGTGTTTCGTCAGGAGTAGTTGGGGTAGCTAAACCACCTTCTCTTATACTGTTATAGGTTTCTTGTGTTGCAGCTGACATTATCTACACTCCTTAAGGACAATCAACATAACGACCTGTACCGATCTTGGTAGCACCAACTCTAGATAGTGCATCTGTATCTAGACATACTAGAGAAGGAAGGAGTTGTGCTCCATATCCACCACCACCAATTACTTTGACATCAGGGAACCCTGTAAAGGTTTTAGTTCTGTCAAGCATTCTAGCACCGATTACAAATCCTTTTTCATCTAATATAGCTTCTGCCAATCCTTTTTCATCATTGATAAAGATGTCTGGTTTTGATAAGTATCCTACTCCAAATTTAACGGCAGTAAAAGAGTCAATAATACATCTCTTATTATTAGCATCAGAAAGATTCTTCTTATATCCAAATCCAGGAGAGAGAACACGAATTTCTGTTAAGAATCCTTCTCCATCTAGAAGTGCTAGTGCAGTAGCACCAAATCCATTACCACCAACAAAGACATATGGTGGTTCTGCCCATGGATCACCTGGATTATCCACAGGAATTTCAATGATACCACCATTATCATCAGTGATTACATCAGGAATATTAATTATAGGTGGTTTAAATTCTTCAAAGACTGATTCTGGAGTATCACCAATACCATCGTCAAAGTCAGGAAGATCAAGATCTTTTCTTGATGTAATCAAAACATCTACAGTAGCTCCTTTACCTGTGATAGCGAAAGTTAATGTTTCTGCTTCTTCTACTACATCATCTTCTGCAATACCAACGGTAACTGTTGCCTGATTATCCTGAATTACAAATTCACCTACTAGAGATCCACCAATAATGTCCTCAGAAGTAATTCCTTCACCAAACATATTGTAATACAATAAAGTACCGTTATCTACGTTGGTAGTAGTAATGGTATAAACAATAAACTGATCTTCTGGACATACTGACCTGTTAGCAGTTACCTCATATGTTTGTATTACTGTTGGATCATCAGTATCATCTCCAGTATCTCCGTCATCAATGCCATCTCCACCGTCTCCAGTATCAGGTGGTGTGGTAACCTCATCTTCAGGAACCTCAATATCATCAATTGGATTTGTAAATGGTGGTCTATATGGATCGTAAGGTTCTTTTAGATCAACTGGAATAATATTACACCTAGCAGTATTAGCTATGAATAGTGATGTGATTCCACTACCTTCACCAGGACTATTCTTTTTAAGTCTTACATAAAAATCTTCTTGTTCTCTATTAGTTGCTGGATCACCAAGAGTTTGAATACTTACAGTTTTACTAATTTCTTGTGGTTGGAAACCAATAATAGTATCAACAGGTAAGAAATCCTCATTAGCTGTTGCTGTACCTTGTTTTAATGTCTTGAATTTAACTGACGAAGCGGTTGATAGATCTCCAGAGCGAACAATCGTAAATACAGCAATTTTTCCTCTGGTTACTTCTATATCTTCAATATTATATGTAATTTTTGGTTTCTTAGTTTCTCCTCCTGCACCACCTGGCAATGGAACGCCACCAGTGAAACCAACTGTAGTTGCAATTAATGGGTTACCTGTATATGCCTCTTCGCAAACATACTGTGTGTAATCCCCAGGAGTATCGCCAAATAAGTTATCAATATCATCAAGAAGATTATCTAAGAAGTCCTTATCCTTTTCATCTTTTTTCTTCTCACCACTTGTACATACTTTCTTGTACTTGTTACATGTTTGATCAGGACCAGAACAAGAAATTCCTAGAAGTTTAAGTACAAAGTTAACAGCTTGTCCAATAATATTTAAAGGAGCGGCAATCGCACCGAGAATATCTTGTAGAGGTCCTAAAATATCACCAAGAATATCATTGATGAACTGATTGATCTTTGAAATAATTCCATTTACAAATTCGTCAATATGACATACAGCAGCACGATATACTTTATTGACATAACTCATCAATACATTAGTCAACCAGTCTGACAAACGTTCACCTAGGTCTGCCATTTTACAACCTAAGTCTTTCAATGCATTATTAAAGAACTCTGTTACTGGAGTTAGTCTGTTACCCTTATCATCTGGCGCTAAAAGTGCTTTGACCAATGCATCTACTGCATCTTGAAGTAATTTTTTGATATACCCTTTTACTTTAGCTACGAATTCCGTGACAACACGTTGTGCTTTATTAATGTAGTCTCTACCAGTGGAAATTGCACTGTTTACACCACCAGTAATTTTATTGGTATAGAAGTCTCCAATATTTCCACCATTATTCTGTATATCAGCTAACATCTGACCAACAATAGTGGTCATCTTTGTTTTTAGATCTTGATTTTTACATTTTTCAGCAACACTCTGACACCACTCTTCTCTCTTGAGTCTTTCCGAAGTTGCTGGTGGTACTGGTACATCTTCTACTTCAGGTTCACCATCATCTTCTGCAGGTCTCTTTCTTCCTGTAGGAAGACCCGCTCCTGTTCTAGCACCTTTCTCAGATGTACTAGGGGTTTCAGAATCTCCTGCTTCAGTAATTTCTTCTACACCATCCTTATACGGGTCTGGTAGATACGAAGCATTAGTTCCAGTAGTAAACGCTGGTCTATTTGGTCCTGGTGTATTAACTATTCTAGTTGCGCCAGGAGTTTGACCAATAGAACCCATAATAATGGGTTTTTGTTTATCACCATCAATATAAAATCCGACTACCCAGCAACCTTCAATCAACTGAGAACATGAACCACCAACGTTACCTGGCATGAACGGAGCAGTGACTGGCATCATCACGTTTGCCCATGGCAAAGCAGAAGTAGGAAGAATATCCTTACTACCAGGATGATCTCCTACAATTCTTACCTTATAACGAAGTCCACCTTTATTGTTTTTATCGTCACTTGTAGTAAGTTCTACTTGTCCAACCCACCAAGGAAAACCATCGTCTCCTATACGGTGAGTGGGCATCAATCGTGAAAATGCCTCATCCATGCTTAATCCTCATAAACTAGGCATTCGGGTTCTGATGGGTTTTGATCGCAATACAGTTCTAGGTATGATGGATCGTGATGGTCTCCTGCTTCAATTTCTTTTTTATGGTGCTCGACATACTCTTCCAAATCATGCAGTTCACCTTCAATGTGACGACGCATCTGTGGATTAGTAGTTGGATCTTGAAGAATCTCTTTATCCTTCTTGATATGCTCTTCGATGTTGTCCATAGGTAATTACCTCCTTTAGTTATTTATTTGCTATGTGCTGACACTTTTCTCTTTTCTCCGTATGAATCTCTTATCAAACGTAATGTTGTAAGAAATCTCCCATTGCTGCCAATGCTAGTGTCGTAGCTATGAGTAACTGATTCAATTAAATACTGTCCGCTACTTTCGGGATCATAAGTTTGAGTTATTCGTTTCTCATCTGGCAACTTGCTTATTAGTCTAACATTAATTCTATCTCCTGCACAAATTTCAGCATTTCCTGGTATAACAATGCTGCATTGTTGACTCTGCAATAATCTATATCTAGTTAAAGACTGTGCTGTCACGTATTTTTGCCAATCAGCAAATGGCGTAGGTTTCTTCGATTTATCTCCTGGTTCAGGAGAAGCAGGTTCAACACTATTAGACCATGACTCATGATCTAAGAAAACAGACATTACTCTAGCAGGATAATCAGAAAGTTCTTTAGCATTAACAGGTATCAATGATGCCTTGTCTTGCCCTCCCAGATGTGACATATTATCGTAACTTTGAGTAAGTTTATACTGATACTCTTCATATTGACCAGTTGAGTGGTTGAAGAATACAATAAGAGAAGAGTATTTTCCTCTTCTCAAAGAATCCATCATATCAATTTCGGATCCAAATACGGATTTTTTGATTGTAAATCTATCGTCTGCACCGTCATCCATATTTCCAAGTCTCTCAGTATATGGTTCATCTGGAGCAGAACCCCATGCTCTCACTTTTAATCTATCTGATTTTAGAGGACTTTTATCATCAGCACACATAGAATCAACTGCAAAGAAATTATACCCTCTACGTGTCTCCCAGAATAAAAATCCACCACTTCCCTTAAGTTCTTGAGCAGTTTTGTTAGTGTTTTTTGTATTACTGCTTTCAAACTTAGCTTTTGGAGAAACACATTTTACCGCTAATTTTGCAGCTAAATCAAAAGGTCTCAATTTAGGAGGAATCATTCTAACATCAAATAATGAGGGTTCTGAAAGGAATTCCTTTTTAGTACCAATATATTCAGGATTTTGTAAAACTTTTTTAATAATAGCCTCAGGATTTCCCTCCATCAATACATTGACTCTTGTAATTTCATTTTGTAGTGCTTCTGCAGATACTAAACCAAGAGTATATGTTTGTTGTTTTTGCTGTGCAAATCGGTTGGCAACTTTCCAAATTAACATCTCATATTTAAAGGGAGTATCACTTGCATTGGTAATAACCTCAACGAGTACCTTTTCTCCTCCTCTAATAGGCAGATCATTAATCACACCAGCACTATCAACAACCGTTGCTGCTGCTGTTAAAAAAGGTTCAGTAATAGATTCTACATACTCAAAATCTACAATAAGACTCTTCATATCTTGCCCTTTTGCAGCATCATGTGGAAAAACTGCAAAAGTTTTAAGTGAAAATTCTGTAGTCGAAGAAAATTCCATATCAACCTAATGCCTGTGTATACATTCTACTCATATGAGTCAATCCCATTGAATCCTTTGAACTTCCAAATGGAACATCTCCTGCTTGAGCAGAAGCTGTTTTTGTATCTGGTTGAGTAACGTTATTGATAACTGTAGTGCTACCAGTGTTACTTGCTAATGTATCAGTAGAAGCTGTGGATAACGCCGCTCCAGTCTCTGTATTAGCAGGAGTAATAGAAGATATATCAAACTTTTTCTTTACAGCATTCAATTTCTGCTGGAACTGTTCTGGCGTAATTAGATTTCCTTCAGTATCTCTGTATATAGATTCATAGCTAGCAATTCCTTTTCTAGTTCCTGATTGTGTTCTAGTGAAAGTTCCAACACCTTCAACCTGTTGAGATCCTTCCTTGCCAGCGTTTGACATCAGTCCAGTGAGACCTTGAACTTGAGATTTTACCTGCTCAGAAGTAGTGCTAGGATCGTCTTTAGTTTCTACTGGTTCCAACTTTGAAGGGTCGATTGCTTCATTCTCCATCATCCATTTGATAGGATCAATTTTTTTACCGTCTGATTGAAGTCTCTCTAAATGCAAATGTGTGTAGTCTGTTGTCCCATCTGGTGATGGATAATAAACTAATTTACCTAACTCTGCACCCTGACCTACTTCATCACCTACACTAACAGAAGGTGTGATATGTCCATATACAAATTGAGATCCATCTTCATGTTCAACAACCGCTGCGCCTCCATATTTACCAAATCCTGTATTATATGCATCAACAACCTTTCCTTTCTGAATGTTGATTACTGGAGAACCCGCATCCATTCCAATATCAGAACCCTCATGATAACCACCTGCTCCAGCATTATAATATTGCCTAAATTGACCAAAGTTAGAAATTGGGTTCTTTCCTGTTGAATCTTTAGTGATTGTTGGTGGATCTTGACCCTTAGAAGTAGGAAGAACTCTACCTAAAACACCAGATGCTTTTGTTGCATCCACATCTATGTTTTCAAGATCCATATCCAAATACTGCCTTCCGCCAGATGCATTAGGATCTCTCGGTAGACCTGGAATGAAGTTTCTAAGCATTCCCAATAGATTGAACCCACCGCCGCTTGCTCCTTTACTAAAGAACTCTTTTAGTCCTAAAGATTGAAGTTTGGCAAATTTGACTTTATTCTTTTGCTGTGCTTCTAAAATTCCTTCACCAAACTGCAAGAAGGTTTTCTTTCCTCTGCTTCCTTCTAATGGGAAAACTGCTTCTTTACCTTCTTCACCAAGAATAGCATTAGTAGCACCATCAACAATACCACCATCTGCCATCATCGTCATGTCTCTGGCAGCTAAAGCAGCATCAATACCAATAGATCCTGCAGTACCAATACCAGGAACGGTAGATGCTGCGCCAGATGCTAATTCTAATCCAGCACCAACAAAATCTCCCTGCATTGCTCTCTGGGCAGCAAAGATAGCACCAAGACCTAATCCAACTAGTGGAATTTTCTTACCTAAACTCTTAGCAATTGCACCACCAGCAACTTTACCGATTGCTTTTCCACCTAGTTTGGCACCTAGTTTTTTACCCACTCCACCAAGCATCTTGCCGCCCAAGGCAGCACCCAGTCTAGTGCCTGTTCTAGCAGCACCTCGTTTGGTAGCAGAACCAAGCAGTTTCTTTGCCATGATTTTGCCGCCGATGCCCATACCAGGACCACCACCGCCACCACGACGACCAATCATGCCAGTGCCTGCTGCCAGCATTGATTTTTCATAGGCAATGTTACCAGAAAGATCAGCACCTGTTTCTAAAAAATTCTCTTCGGCAGAAGCTTTTGCATTTCTAGCTAACTGTTCTGCCTGTTGTTGCTGCGCTGCAGCAATCTGCTTCTGACTATTTGTTTGTTCTTTTGTAGCGGCAACTAAACTCATTGTGACAAACGTTAGTCTGTCAATTGCCTGAACTACCTCTCCTTGATCATTATCAACAGGTCCCATGCGTTTGACAAACATGTCATCACCAGGGAGATCTCTCTCAACACCTAGATCTGTAGCACCAATGTTGACAATAGCATCACTAGCATAACCCTCTGGTCTCAATGGTTTTCCATTAAATGCAGATGAATTAGCTAAACCACCACCCATGACTTCTGGGTTAACTGCAGCAGCACCACCTGGAAGTGATCTTTGTAGTGCCGTTCCACCAAGCATTCTCTGCAGTGGTGTCCCTTCTACTTGGTTATTACTACCACCTTTTAAAAGTGGTGTTTCTGCCGCTGCTGGTAGTGCTGCTGGTTTATCATTTAGAATATCCACTTTCGCGGCGACCATATCCGCGACTTTTTCCTTTTTTTCTCTATTATCTAAGTATTTTTTTACACCATTAATAATCTTACCAAGGTAGTCTACCTCGCCTCTAGTATCCTCATAAGATAGAAAACCGTGTGCCATTATCGTTGTTTAGCTGCTTCTTGTTGTTTCTTGAGATTTTCCAAATGCTGCATAAGAAGGGTGGTATATACCTGTCTCTCCCATGGCATCATATTTTCAATCTCCGTCAAGCTATATTTATGATGATGCATCAAAGCAAAGTTCACTTTGTAGTACCCTTCCAAAGAATTGTGGAAGAGTGCTATCCGAAAAAATTCGATAGCCCCACGATTGTGAATTCAGATGGTTCTCCTGTTTCTGGATTTTTTACTGTAAATGTATGCTCTAGTCTAGGAGTTCCCTCAAAAAATTCTTGAATTTTTTCAAATTGATTATTAGTGAGACCTTCTAAGAATTGAACAAACTCTTTCTTACTGGTAGTAGAACTATCATAAACATCTTCACCATCGAAGATTTGATCAATACAACCAGCAATAATCTCAATTACACCGTCAGCAGATGGTGCTTTCCCCATGATGGATCCACTGATAAAATCATTCATTCCAGGATATTTCATCATAATACCCATATCATCAGTTAGCATGATTTTATTTGAATGACCTTCTGGTTTTATAACTTTAACCTCAGATAGATTCAAATTATAGTTTACCTGTGTTTTATTGTCATCTTTGCAGGTAACTTTCATCTGTACAATCTCGCCAACAGAGATAGCACGAATTTGAAGAAAAATGTACTCTAGATCAAAAATGGGCATATCATCTAATTTTACCCTTGACTGAATACAACCCTTTAAAAGAGTTTTTACAGCTTTTTCAATCTCTTTGTCATCGCCCGCTTCTAACGCTAACAGCAGTAGCTTTTCTTCTTTTACAACAAATGGACGATATTTAATTTTTTTGCCATTAGAAGGAATTTCCAACTCATACGTTGGAAGCACAACTTGTGGTAATGCCATAATGTTTAGACCAGTTCATATGTATATTTAGCGCGACTTTTAGAAC